TCAGATGGTGCTCACGATCAACTCGTGGTGGTGAATGCGGCCCCCAATGACGTGGGGCTGTGGGGTGCCCTCGAATGCGTACACGGTGCCGCGCCACGTCAGTGAACTATCGGTACCCAGGTCGGTTGCTGAGGCCGGGAGCGTGACTCTCAGGCGTGACTTGTCGAATTGGGTCCCTCCCTTAAAGTACTCATCGGATTGCAGCGGGGACACCTCAGCCCGGTAGGGCACCTCGACCGACTCATAGATGATGTTGCCGTGAGCGTCAGTCCGCCCGGTGTCTATTTGGCGCGTGACGGTGATGCGTTCCCGGAGGATCACAGCGCACGCTTCCTGAAGCGGTTGAGCGTGAAAGTCTCAGCCAGATTCCAGCCACGGAATCCTTCATTGAACTGGACCGAACCGACGCCGTAGCGCAGCTGCTCAGGGTTGGCGACTAGTCGAGCGGCTGCCGTCGTGATGACAGCAGAGATGCCATCGTTTGGGACGCCCAGGTCGAACCCTCGACCACGGGTGTAAGCCTGAGCCATTGCGGTGACGATGGCGACGTGCTCGTTAGCGATCGCCACTAGTTCGGTGTTGTCACCTTGACCCATGAAGTCTGCTACGTCTTGTCCTGTGGGCATCAGATGACCTCTCGTATGCCGGGGTTGGGTAGACCGGCGGTGTGTTCGCACGGCAGGATGGTGTGCTCAGCGCACAGCCAGCCGCGCTCAGGTGACCAAACCACGGGAGTAGCGCCCCGCGTGCCGTGTGCGCGCTCTGAGACGACAGGGGAGGGTGCCACGGGTATGTAGGACGTGAAGCCGTCCGCGCTCGGAATGGCCTCAACCTCAGGATCGAGGATGCGTAGGTGCCCGACGTGTGGCTGAGACGTGCCGCTCACGACGCCACCGGCCAGGAGTAGAAGGACCTGAGGCGCTGATTGGTGCTCACGTCGCCCACGATGATGATCTGCCCACGTAGCGCAGGGTCGGCAAAAGTGGCTCCGACTATCTGTATGAGCGCGTTGCCCATAGTGCTCTGATTGAGGATGGCACCGTAGGACGATGCCCCGGCAGGCCACGCGGCGGACGGCAGAATCCACATATATGATGCCCCGGTCGCGTTCGCGCCTGTGCGCTTTAGGTCAACGGCCAAATAGGCCCAGCCGCCGCGCACTTGGTAGTAACTGTTTCCAGCGTCCCAGTCGGTGATGCTAGGTAGCGTGGTCGAGGCTGTGTCTGTCCAGAGTTGCGGACCGGCAGGCCCGATGTCGCCCTTGTCTCCCTTGACACCTTGGATGCCCTGCGGGCCTGTGGCACCAGTGAGTCCCTTTGCGCCGGTTGCTCCGGTACTGCCCTTGACACCTTGGATGCCTTGCGGTCCCTGAGGTCCGGGCACGGTCGAGTCGGCACCGTTCGCGCCAGCAGGTCCGGTGTCACCAGCAGGGCCGGTTAGCCCGGTAGGTCCCGGCACTCCTTCAGGTCCTTGCGGGCCAGGAACAGTGGAGTCACTTCCAGGCACACCTCGTGGCCCAGCAGGTCCAGTCTCTCCCGTTGGGCCGGTCGGTCCAGGAACGGTGGAGTCTGCCCCTGTAGGACCAGCAGCACCAGCAGGACCGACAGGACCAGCAGGGCCGGTGGGACCAGGAATGGTGGAATCCGCGCCATTACTTCCAGCCTCTCCCTGAGGTCCCTGAGGTCCTTGCGGCCCCGGTATGAGCACACCTTCACTGGTGTACGTCGCAGGGTCCACAAGGATGTACTCGCCAGCAGGCGGCTTATCGTGCCAGCGAAACTCAGGCATCTCAGATGGTGATGCCGGTCAAGGCGATGACGGCCTCAGCGTTGACCGGGCCAGCGTCGTAACGGGCGACCACGCGGATGGCTTGCTGATCGAAGTCACCGTAAGTCTGGTCGAGGATCTTCACGCTCGGTGCAACGTCACGCGCCACGACCACCTGCGAGAAATCGACCAAGCCCAGGCGGCCAGTCGGGGTGGTGCCTACGGTGTCGGGCACTCGGTTCGTCACCTTGACCGGGATGCCGTGCAGGACGTAGCCAGCGCCAGCAGCCACGTTCGGCTGAATGATGTACTGGCCGGTGGTGTCCTTGATCTTGCGCAGCACGATGAATTCCCGGCTTGACATGACCCACTTGAGCGCGTCGATATCCACGTTGCCGCCCAGGGCCAGACCCTCAGCGTCGAGCAGGTGATCGAGGTTCAGAGCGCCGCCGACCGGGAGAGTCTGACCGGCGTAAGCGAACAGACCTTTGGGCTTGGTCACACCATCGCCACCAGCACTGAACAACTGAGTGTCGAGCGTGGCGGCCACGTCGGTAACCAATCGTGCCTGTAGCGCAGCGTCGAGGGCGATGACCGACTGACGCGCCAGTTCGTTGCTGAACCGGGTAATCGTTTTGATGCTCTTCATGGTCGAGGGGAGCAGTTGAATCTCATCGAAGGTCGGATCAACCTCGGTGATCTGCTCATTCTCGCCATGCCACTGGGGAGCGGTCGCGGCACCCATCTTGGGCATGCGCAACGGGCCAGCGGTGTCTACGATCTTCGCGCCGGATGAGAGGAAAACGCTTGCGGCCTCTAGGGGCTGGACAAGGGTGGTGAGTACTTGCTCGGCGGTAAGTTCGGGGGCGGTAACTGTGGAAACGGCCACGGTGGGGTCCTTTGTTCGGTGTGTTCGGCGGGGTGTTCACGCTCGGGCCACCAGGACCACTTAGTGAGGGTGAGTAGCCACCAGGACCACTCACCCTCATGATACCCCATGCGGGTAGGGGGTATCTACGCTCGACTGCGGTAGGCGCTTTGACGGCAGGCCGACGAGCAGTAGCGGCGATCGGCGCGACCGCTCATGCCCTGTCCGCATCCTTCGCACTGATGCTTCGCCGCGTCGGGATTAGGTTCAGCGGTGATATTGATTCCCTCCCAGCCGGGGTGATTCTCCGACGGGACCATGAACGCCGCACCGCCATACTCAGCCTCACGCATAGCGGTCCAGGATGAGTAGCCAAGCGTGACCCAACCCTCCATATCGATCTGCCACTCAATCTCCTTGGCGGCTTTCTCAAGGCTTCGACGTGCGCGACCGATAGACGCTCGCGTCAAAGCGGGGGTGATCATCTGTAACGGCACCTTAGGTGTAACGGTCATAGCGGGGATGGTGATCTGTGACGGCAACTCAGGTCGGAAGGTCATAGCCGTAACGTTACACCCAATGGGAAGGTATGTGTAACGTTACGGCCAATGGAGAGGGATTTCCTACTTCACGCTCCCGCTCGCAACATGCCGGACAGGCTCACACCACCTGTAGCGCCACCGTTGTGCCCTTGCCCAACGTCGCCGCGTGGCTTGCGGGAGGCTAGGTGAGGCTTACGCGCCAGCAGTGTGTCCACGGCGGCGGTGATGGCCTCAACGTCGAGCGGGTCAGCATCGTCCGGCATGGGTATGTCGGTGGCGTCTGCTAGGCGACCCGTTGCGGCCACCTGAGCAGTCCACAGTGCAGCGGCCAGGGTGTCGCGGTCCTTGGCCTTCACACGGGATTCTGCGGCCTCTTTGCGCAGTTTCTCCACGTAGTCACGGTCGAACGTTTCAGGCTCATCCGGTTCAACGTCGGGGTCAGGTGGTAAATCCTGACCACCTGTCTCGACCTCGGGGTCGACTGTCTCATCGGTCACGGTTGCTGTGCTCATGCTGTTTCCTCCTGTGTTGTGGTGACTGGTCGTTGACTGCATCCGCAGCCTTTGTGATGCCACATGCGGGCCTTGGCTGGGAGTACTTCGCCGGCGAGGTCGCGGCACAGTTCGCACGCGCCGTCATTGAGGTCACGTGTCCACCCCTCAACCTTCTGCACGATCAGAGCGTCCGACGTGGCCTCCTGAGCCGCTGAGAGCGTTTCTGAGCGTCCCAGCACGGCCATTGCCGCTGTAGCGTTCACGGCGTATTGAGGGCTGTCCAGGGTGTCCCTGAGCGCCTGCCGTGCCGTGTCCTGAGCGTCAGCGGGCAGGGACAGTCCCAGCGGTGGCACCAGACGCTTATAGAGCCGGGTCAACTCAGCAGACAGGGCCAGGTCCGCAAGTTGCACCCCTGTCGCCTTCGCCTTCACCAGCACGACCATGCACGCGGCCTCAAACTTGGCTTGCGGGAGCACACCCTCGGCTCGGGCGTCCTCCAGGGCAACGAGGGCATCCTCGACCCCCGCAGCAAACTTGCCCAATGTCGCCGTGTTCACGACAGCAACCGATCAAGGTCGGCCCCGGAGGCGTCCAGCGCCTCAGCGCGTCGAGCAGACCTAATGGCAGTGACTTCATCGTCTGAGTAGCCCAGACGCGCCAGGGCGTAACTTGCGGGGAGCAGTCCAGCGGTGAAAAGTTTCACGGTCGCGTCTGCGATTTGAGCCTCACTGCGGGTAGCGGGGTCGGCCCACTGCACAGAGCATGAGATGGCGTCGGGATCGCGGCCAGTGTCCACAGCCGTAACGAGTCGGCCCACTTGCTCCCAGGAGCGACCGAACGCGGACTGCCGGTCCTCAGCCTTAGCGGTCAGCGATGCCTCACTAGCGCGCAACGAGTCGGCGCTAGGCGGTTGGCTGGACAACGCGCCCACGTAGTGAGCGGGGAGCGAACTAACGGCCATGATCTGACTCGTAATCACCTTCACGGCGGCTTCATAAGCGGAAAGGTCAGCGGCGGGGAGACTCCCAAACCTAGATGCAGGGTCTTCGCTAGTCATCATGCGGTGAGTCTCAGGGAATGGGTTAACGGCATTACCGTCGGCGTCCTCCTCTAGTTCAATGCCAGATGCCCAACGTCGGGGGCGTGCGTAATACTCGGAAGCGGTGAGCATATCGGCCAGCAGTTTGTTAAGCGCGTCGGCCAAGGGGATCACGTCGGCCATCTCCGAGACACCATCAGATAGCAAGCGGTCGGTGTTTGCGAATTGGACCACGGGCACCCAGCCAATAGGGTTATCTAGCGTCTCGGTGACCTTGAATCCCAAGGTCGCGCCCTTAGTCTCGGCCCGGTATTTGGTGATCTTGTCGCGCTCGTATTCCAC